AAATGTTTCGACCTCACCGACGACTCCGTCCCATTGCGTTCCCTGACTTACGCTACTACCCCTGGACCCTTAATACTTCAGCAGAAGCCCCTTATCGTGAATCCAAATATTGGCAAGAATATATCAGACAAAAACAACGCGAAGGCGAAATCGACGACGATGGAATGACATTCCACAACTTATACAACGAAATCTTTCATGAAAATCGAATTCATGTCCACTCTATCAAGTATGGCATGGAACCTTTCTGGAAAGATGGCGAACCCGTACCCTATCATTGGACTTACCTACATTCACGTTCACACTTAGTGTCCTCCAACAAACCTGACAAAATCAGAGCAGTTTTTGGTGTTCCCAAATTACTACTCATGGTGGAGAACATGTTCATCTGGAACCTACAGAAAGAGTATCTTATCCATAAAAATGGAAAAGGACCTCTACTCTGGGGATTCGAGACGATCCGTGGCGGATGGAGAAAATTGATTGGTAAACTCAGCCAAAACGGCGAGATGACCAGACTGTTATCAGCAGATTGGAGCGGCTTTGACCATAAAGCTCTTCATGAAGTTATAGATGACGTTCACCAAATCTGGCGCTCGTGGTTTGATTTCGATCAAGGTTACGAACCTTCTGAATCGGATGAAGCTGACTGGACCCAGACTCAGTCTGAGGAATGGAAAATACAGAACCTTTGGGATTGGATGACGCACTCCGTCAAACACTCTCCCATCTAAGCCGAATCCGGAAATGTCTATTACTGGCTTTTCAACGGAATCGCTTCTGGTTTCCAACAAACACAGCTCCTCGATTCGTTCGTCAACGCAATCTACCTACTAACGTGCCTTTCAGCATGTGGTATCAACATCGAAGCCAAAGAATTTCAAGCCTTATTTCAAGGTGATGATTCTGTATGTGCCTTCAATGAAATCGTAGATGACAAGAAGTTCATCCAAAAGATGACCGACGAAGCGAAAAGAAGATTCAACGCTGACCTTTCTGTCGATAAGACGACAACTGGAACTTTCAATGACATCGAAGTTCTAAGTTACCGCAACAAGAATGGATTAGCATACCGAGATCCCGCTGAGCTACTAGCTCACTTACTCTATCCTGAACACCCCCGCCGAGAACCCGAAACCGCCGCAGCATGCGTTGGTATCGCTCAGGCAGCAATGGGAAGTTCCAAGATGGTTTACGACGTATGTCGTGACGTTTTCAACTTTTTAGTCGAAGTATTGAAACATCAACCGAAGTACGATCCCTGGGATTACAACCGTCCTCGAACATGGAAATCAACTGTCACTCCTATGACTATTGATCAATTTCCAAGTTTTGAGTCGACGTGGTTACAAAACTTTAGCACTCTGAAGATTACTAAATCAGATATGCGAAGACTTTGGCCAACCAAACCCACCGGAGATATTAACTTCCGTTTCCTACTAGACTAGCTTTGAAAGCTATAAGTCTTGTTATGGATTAAATAAAAAAAAAAAAAGAAAAAAAACACG